TTAGTTTCCTCATATGCTAATATCGTATCTTGTAAAATGAAATTTTTCTTAATAATTTCCACATTAAGTTTTCTATTACTAAAATCATTAGCTTCTGATTTTTTACTTTGATACTCCTCTATCTCTATTTTTAATAATTCAATATCGCACATCATATTCTTTAAATTAGTATATCTAAGTTTCATCTCTCTAAGAGCTTGCTTATACTGACCATATAATGTAATACCATTAAATTTAGTTATAAAGTTATCTTGCTGATATTCACTATGAAATTGTTCCATATCTTCTAAAAGACTATCTAACTTAAACATTTTTTATCTCCTTTATAATTAAACTAAGTATTGTCTAATACTATCAGCTTTAATAAAATTATCAATCTGATTATTATTAATTTCTTTTATATATTTAATATATCTATATATTATATAGTACGTACCTGCATCTCTATTATATATCTTTTCATGAACATCTACTTTTAATAAATTAGAAAATATAAAGCATTGATATATGTGTTTAATATTTTTATTATAAAAAATACTGTAAATATAAAGATTATTTATATCACTATTAATAGCTATATAAGGTCTACTTCCGTAATTTTTCTTAATAAACTTATATTTTATAAAATTATTAAATATATCTGAAGCATATTTCCAATGATTATCATCTGTGATTAGATCGCTTCCTTCTTTCATTATATATTTTAAACTAGTCAGACTTAAAGTAGACATTGTCTATATCTTATTATTTTATTAGCTTTAGCTATATTATCTATATTATTAGATTTATAAGTATAGAAACTCTTATCTGCTGTACGTTTTTTATAAAAATCTAAAATATATTCATTCTCAAATATTGTTAGCTGACAATAATAATCATTATTATTTTTAAGATATAAATTTAACATAATAAAGTATATATTGTCATCAAAATCTTTAAATGAAGACCCGCAATATACATTATAACTATCTAAAAAATCTAGAAATGATTCATTATATATCTTACTACCAATAACTTTATTAAATATATCTGTTATAAATCTTAAATGTTTAAAGTTTATAAAACTAGACATATCTCTACCTTTTGAAATAGATGAAGTAGAGATTTTCAATCTTATATCTAATTCTCTTACATACATATAATATACACTTTATTAAATACCTACGTTAGCTCCACCAAAAGAACCCGCATTATTTAATATAGTAGTAGTCCATACAGAAGTTAAAGTATTCCATATTAAAGTATTACTTAAATTATAATAACTAGATGTAATATAAGCTCCATCAAACTGTTCTCCAACTAAATCAAAAGAACTACCTTTATATACTTTTATTGGTACGCTTGTCTTAGAAGTACTTACATAAGTTACAGGACTTATCTGATAATTATATGATAGACTACTAATATTAGATCCACCCCACCAATAAGCATAACTACCTACAGCTCTACCAGTTCCATAAAATCCTGAATTAAAACTTATACTACCAGCACTACTAAATGTATTTGAAGATATAGTATAATTATATATAGTAGACTGAGGTATAACTACTCCAGAATTAATATTAATATTTTTAACAGTACTAGTACCACCATATACTATATTATATTTAGTACTATATATAGCCTTATCAAAAGAAGCTGTAATATGTCCATATAATGAAGGTACATTACTAGTAGATCCTACAGTATAACTATTAGTACTAAAATTATAAGTACCATTATAATTACTTATTGTATCTGTAGTACTATCATAACCACCTATAAATTTAGTTAGATTATATGTAGATATATCATATACATCATCTATGTTCATTCCGTTAGCGTTAAGACAGGTATTATATGTAGTTGATATCTTAGTAGTCCATGAATTAGTTAACGTATTAAAAGCATTAATTCCACTATAATTAGTAGTATTATCTAATAATTCACTCTCCGTATTATTTAAATTACTGAGTGTACCTATTTGTCCACCATAAGTACATATATTAGATGTACTTTTAAAACCGGAGGGTAATTCTAATAAAGCTACTGAATTACATGCTTTAGCTACATAGGTCTTAGTGAGTGAATCTAAGCTTATATTAGACCAAAAGTTAGGATAGCCTCCTACTTGATAACCCTTATAATTTCCATATACACCATTTATAGTTTCTGACGGATCTTTTGATAACCAATTAACTTTATAAGGCCATAGATATTCTCCATATGTAATATCTATTAAATTAGTACTACCTGTAGTAGGAGCTGTAAAACTTAATACATAACTATTATTATCATCATCTGTACCAATAGAATAAGTAGTATACTGACTATTAAAACCTTCAGTACAAGAAAGTAAAATCTTACCTATACCTTGTCCTTCTTCTCCATTAAATATACCTAATCCATAATTAGTACTACCGGAAGTACTCCATGAATCATGTGTAAACTCAAACTGTTGTTGATATATTCCACCATTAAATGTCTTTTTATTAATTGTAAATCCTGTAACTGGACAATATCTTGTACCTAATTGACTAGTATTAACATATAAATTTAAATCATCTTGAGAAGTAGATATAGCCATATTGCCAGATATAGTATTAAAATTAACAGTATTAATACCATAAGAATCTAATACATTAAATCCGCTAGTACCTATATTAGTTCCACTAGTAGATATTATAATACTATCAATAGCATTCCTAATAGCTAATTCATGAGATTGTCCTGTAACAGATGCTACTCCTGTTTCTCTTACTGTATCTAATAATTGAGGAGTTATACCTGTATTAGATTCTGTAGCTTTAGTATCTACTACTGTTATTGGAAATCTTAATATTTTTCCTCTTAATGTCATTTATAATTAAACCTTATCATAATATACATATAAATCAAAACTACCCTGCACAGATCCTGATATTACTCCTGAAGTGTATGTCTTTATATTTGTAGCTGAAGTAATATATTCAAATTGATCATACATTGTATTACTATTATACATTATTCTAGTCCATTCAGTACTACTAGCTAAAATATCAGCTGAAGTCTGTGTATGAAAATGTCCTAATCTTTCGTGATTACTATCATCTCCTATGGTAATTATACATCCGCTATTACCACTATATATAAATGCATTATCTAATGGTGTTCTTATAGCTATTTTAGCTATAGCTATATCTGTATTATAATTACTAATAACTCCTGAATATACTGGATTATTAGCTAAAATATCATTTTGCATATTAGCACATAGGGTTATATAATTAGAACCTGTCCAACTACCTGAAGTAGATAGAGATAGTGTATTAGTAATCTGATTAACATATGATCCGCCTTGTACATACTGATCACTAGCTACTAAATCAGTAATATAATTACTACCATCATATTCAATATCTATCTGTCCACTAGGATTATAATCAACTGTAAATCTAGGATTTCTAAACTTTAAACTACGTAAATTAAACTGTAATTGATTTAAAGAAGAATTAAATTTAGAATCTCTATATATTTGAGATCCATCTCCTAAGTTAGTAGCATCTATATTATTTAAATAAGCACTTAGAGCATATCTAACACCATATTCACTAACAACAGCACTAGTAGAAGCTGAGCCTGATAATGCTACATCTCCACATAATGGAGGACACACACCTTCTGCATATTTAGAAGCTATTCTATCAGTTGTATTTAGTATAAAACTACTAACTATTACTTGAGCCATTAGATATTATCTACTTTTAGTAGTATTTATATTCATTCAGCTGTTATCTGATATGTTTTCCATCTGAGATATGGAGAGTCACCTAATTGAACATCATTACCTAAATCTACTTGTTTATATTGTTTACCAGCTTTAATAATATTATCTTTTAAATGTTTTAACATTAGACTACTTATTTCATTAGGAGAAGTTAATAATATCTTATGTTCATCTATTAATTTACTAGATAACTTATTAATCCATATATTTAAGTCTTTAATATCAGATTTAACTAGTCTACCAGCTTTAGATATTATACCTAATAATATGATATAATTATCCTGTTCTAACCATCTGACTATTAGATTACTGTTATCACTTTTTTCTATTTTTATATTTTTAGGATTAAATATTATCTCACTAGATTTAGCTAATGATTTAAGATATTCTACCTGATTCTTATCTAGTAGCTTAGAATTTTTATAAAAATTGTCTAAATATTCATTATATTCTTTATCAGTGGATTTAATAGATTCATTATAGAATTTTTTAAAAGATATCATATTATATTCTTTTAGTAGTATTTATAAGGTATTATTTGATTTAACTATACTACGATATAACTTATCAAATTTATTTTTATAACAATCAATTATAAGTGCGTATAGAGTACTATTACTTAAAGAGAAGAATTCTCTTTCTTTATTAGTATTACGTTTAAATGATGTATGTAGTTTAAGAAATTTATCTAAATATTTAGTATATAACTTTAAACGTGAATTAGTAGATTTATCTGGTAAATTACTTATTATAAATATGATACTTCTTACATTATAATTATCCTTAAGAATTTCTTTATAGATATCATAGGACCAATTGTATACATAACTAAATATAGTTATAGCGTGTTTATTATATTGTTTAGATAGAAGATACCCCTGATCCTGATTCAAGTTCTTGAAGCTTATCTCTAAATATTGTTTATTAATAGAATAATCGCCTTCAACTATAAAATATCTATTATCTATAGTGAACTTTTGTTCATATTTAATATAATCATTATGAAAAGTTTTAGTATAATTAAGACTTAATTTACTATCAGTTGTTTCTATTAATAATTTAATAGATTTTAAATAATTATGTCTATCTAATGTATCTCTAAAATAATTATGTGGTTCTTTATTATCTAAAGGATCACTATTTAGAGAAAAATCATTTTCATCAGTGAATAGATTAATATAATCTTTAGTATTCATATTAATTTTAATATAGTGTCTGAAATAGTTTTATTAAGTAGGTGTAGCGGGTGGTGTTACTTCACTTGTAGGAGGAGTAGCTGCTGGTCCACCTACTTCCGGTGCAGCTGTTTCAGCTCCGGTAGGTATTTCTTCAGGAGCTCCTGGAGTTGTAGGTGTTGGTATTTCTTCCGCTCCACCTAAATTAGGTAAGCCAGCTCCGGGAGTCTCATTTCCCATAGATCCTCCACCTCCAGTAGAACCTCCTACACCACCTTCTCCAGATACTTCTGTACCTGTCTGAGCTAGTACATCTATATTTTCATCTTTAAGAATATTATAAAAATCATAAGAGTCAGGTTCATTAACATAATCTTGCATAAATTTAAGTACTCTAACTATATTATCTAAATAGTTATAAGCTTGTATAGCGTCATATTTAGTATTATATAATACACTACCAGCTACTTTAGGATTATTAATTAAGCTTACTCTAATAGCTGGTTTATAATCACCATTAAATTTAATAAGTTCTACTTTAATCTTATTAAAGGATCCATTAAAAGTTCTAAATCCTAATACATCATAATTATCTACAGAAGATAATAGTTGATCCATCTCAATTGATTCTGAAACTATTAAATCATATAGTTTATTAAATTTCATTAATATAAACCTATTTAACTATATTTATTATTATTGAGGTGTAGTTTGAGGATTAGCATTATATGGATTACCTGTAGTACCTATATTAGCCTTCTTCTTCTCTACACTAGCAGCAAATATAGCTTCCTCTTCTACCATTCTTCTATTTTCACTAACTTCTTCATCAGACCAATTTAAATATTTCTTCTGAGCTAATGTCTTAGAGATTTCTTCATGATTTTCTGTAACTTTATTATAGTTATCCATCTTAACATATAATAACTTTTGCTGTTCATATAAATCATATGTAGCTGGAGGAGTTATTTTAAGAGTAAGATCGCTATCTTTTAACTCATACTTTTCCCACATTCCTATTAATTTTAAATGTGTAATAAATCCTTTTAATAATCCTGCCGCAAATCTACTTTGCATACTCATAATGAATTTAGCAAATCTATATTCATCATAACCTACACCATCACCAGATCCAATATTAATTGTACCTTCTTCTGATTTAAAGAAACGCTTCCACGGTACTTTAAGACATCTAAATAACTTTCTCTGAAAGTACTCTAATTCAGGTAATTCTGTCCAACCTGCATTAGATGTATCCATATTAGTAACTGACGTACCTTCTCCACCTTTTGATTTAGCAAACCAAAAGTTATCTAACATCTGATGAGGATCATAATCATTACTCACATCTCCAGTAAGAGGATTATAGAATTTCTTAGTCTGATATCTCTTCATTATCTTTTGAAGTTCCTGATCAGCTTTATTCTTAGGTAATCCACCTACATCTACATTAAATATCCATCTAGCTGGTGCTCTTACTAGTCTGTGTATAATAACAGCATCTTCTATTAAGCATAATTGTCTAAATGACTTTCTAGCTTTTTCTAATACTGGATATACTATTAATTTATCAGCACTGTAAATACCTGAATCTATATATGTAACCTGTTCCCATGGAAGAGGTATTCCAGGATGTTCATTAAGAGACACCTCATCTGTACCATTATCAGAAGTATCTTTCTTCTGTTCTGTATTATAATGAGCATTAATATCTGTAATTTGAGCCTTAAGTTTAGAATTACTTGATCCATCTTTATTTAGATCAAATATCATTAAACCTTTCTTATCATTATTATTAAGATCTATTAAAAAGTTAAATGTTTCAGGTGGTATAGGATTAATACCTATAATACCTTCATCCTTAGCATCTGAATCTATAATATTTTCCCAAGCTATTTCACCATCTATAATCAGTGATCTAAAATAATCTTGAAAATTATTATCCATATCAAATAGACTAATATACTTTTCGAACTCTTTATTAATCTCTGATACTTTTACATTAATAATTTTATCATTTTTAATTACTAAGTTAAATAATTGTTCATTTTCATCTAAGTTATAAGCTGAGTCTACCATTTCATCTACAGCATCATTAATCTCGGGAAACATACTCATTCTACGATAACTCTTAAGACGTTCTGATTTATTAGATGTTATAGCTCCATATACGAAATCTGAATATGAACTACTTGTTTCAGAACCAAAAAATATTCCATCTGAATTACCACCTCTACTATTAAATATAGTATTTAATACACTCTCTCTAGTAGCATCTTCAGTTTCTTTAGAGATACTCTTAAATTCATCAAATTTAGGATTTAAATCTTTAGCATTATGTTCACTAATACTATCTACACTAGTATAGTTTCTCAATCCGTCCATTAAATTACGTATAAAACCCATTTGTATATTTCCTTATTTTCAGACTAAAACTTTACTGATTACTTATCTTAACATTACTCTTATATTTATCTTCCATCTCGTCTATTTCTTTTAACTCGATAGTACCAAAATTAACACCATCTTGAGTTTTCCAGTTAATCTTACTTATACCAACATCTTTAGCTATACTCTGTAAATCATTATAAAATATATCATTTAAACCGATATCTACTTCACCTTTTAAGTACTTTTCTCCATCTAGATAAATTTCTTTATCTTCAGGTACATCATATACTACCATAAATGACTTATAGTTATCATCTTCTCCCTTAAATCTCTTAAGCTTAATATTAGTTCTTTCTTTATTATCCTTACTATCATTAAATAGTTCAATAAGTTCATTTAAAGCTTCTTCATATTCTCTTCTAATATCAACCTTTTCTTCTTCCTGAGTAGGAATCTCAGCAGATGGAGGAGTAGTTTGTGTATCTTCTTCTTTATCTTTAGGTTGATTAGCGTTAGGATCATTATTTTCTAAATTAGCTGGAGCTTGATTGTTTGTAGGAAATGGATTTACTGTATTATTAACTGGAGGAAGATCAGCTTCTGATAGTATTGATTTAGATAGAGAAGATTTAATGTTCTCATATATTGTATTAATATTTTTATTGTAAAAGTAATTAGATCCTAACATGTTATTATTTCTCCTCTAGTTTAGTCTTAATACTAGCTAAAGAATATTCTTTATAATCATTAAGTATTAAGTTATCTAATTCAGGTATTGTATTATTTTTTAAAAGTTCACCTATATTCTTATATAAATCATTATCAGAGTTAATCATTTTTTCAGCTATCTTACTAAGTTCAGATATTGATATATTTAATGTCTTTTCTATATTTGCAAGAGTATTAAATAATTCTCTATCTGGAGTAGCATATTCTTTTAATAATCTCTTATATCTAGAAGCTATTGATTTTTCTGTTAATGATTTAATCATATTATAATTACTCTACGTATGAATGTATTAGATGACTTAAAGAATCTTCTATCTGATCTCTAATCTTAGATACTTCGAAAATATCTTTTCCAGAATCAATTAGGAGATTTTCAACTTTATCTAGACTTTCCATTACATTACTATGTAATTGAGTAAGAATATCTTCTACACTATCTATTTTTTCTTCATTCTCTACTTTATCTAATCCTAGTTCTTCTTTATTATCAAGTTCTTCTTTAAGAATAGACTTTTTATTTTCATCTCTAGTCTTAAGATCTTCCTCTAAGATTGTTCCATATAATTCAGCATATTTACTTTTTAACATGTTTATGTAAACTCCTATTTCTATAATATTTATATGAATATTTATAAATAAATTTAACAATTGGATCAATTTAATGAAATATCGTTCCTATCATAGAGAACTAGAGAGAACTACAGCTCAAGTTATAGATTTATTTAACGATATCACTATAGATAGAAGAGATCAGAAAAATAATGTACAGCAATTAATCAATGTTCCCTGTGTATATGGAAATAGAAGTAGAATATTAAAATCTCTACAAAATAGAGATAAAACACTATCAATACCTCTGACATGTATATCAATGGAAGGTATTACTAGAGATACTAGTAGAGTACAAGGCACTTATGATGGTTTATTATATCAAACTAATCAGAATAGCTATAATAATCTTAAAAATACACCTGTACCTATAAATGTAACATACTCAATAGATATTATTACTAAATTTCAAGAAGATATGGATCAGATATTAACCAACTGGATAGTATGGTTCAATCCTGATGTCTATATAGTAATACCTAATCCTATTAAACCTACTACAAATCTTAAAATACAAGTATTATGGTCTAGTAATAGTATTAATATGACTTATGCTAATGAAGTAGATAATAACACTCCAGCTAGAATAATAGCTAATACACAAATAACTGTTAAGACTTGGATGTTTCCTGGTCTACTTACTGATTCTGATGACGGAAGATTAATTAAAAGAATTAACTTTAATCCTAATATTGTATTCGATGGAGAATATGTTGGTAGATTATCTAACTTCTATAGTGTACCTAAAAATAATACCTATGAAGATTTTATTTCAAATATTGTACAAGGTTATATTAAGTACCCATATTTCGATAAAATACCTATTTCGGCTGGAGTTTCAGGATTTTGGCAGGATGTATCTGCTACAGTTTCAGGTAATATGTTAGGTCTCTCTGTTAGTGGAAATCCTTGCTATCTAACTGACGATGAAGGTGGAATGTTATTAATTAATAAACTTAACTACATAACTGATGGTATGATGACCGCTTTAAGTAGTTCAACTAACTATCATGACTATTATATATCAGCATTATCAGGAGAATTATCTAGCTATATTAGCTATTAATTTCATCCTCTTCATCATCTATAATATCTGATTCGTCTTTTTTCTTCTTAGGTTTACTAATATACTTAATAAAATAATTTTTACTCTGAGGTATATTATTTAATAAAAACTTATACATCTGTTCATTAGATAGACTAGTAGAATAACTATTTAAAAATAGAGCAAACTTCATTAAATCACTTCTCATACTAAAATATCTAGCTAATATAAAAGGCTGAAAAGCTTTAGAAAATTCAGGCTCCTCTGATAAGGAGCCTGTCTTATTACAAATTACATCTTTTAAAATATCAAAGATATTCAATTATCAATATTCCTAACTAAAATTCCATTTAGAAAGAACGACTTATGATGAACTACATTTATATTATAATATACTTCATTTTCTGAAAGATTATCTGTAACAGACTTCTTTAAAAGCTTACAGTAATTTCCTTCATGATCATAATATACATCTGTTACATTAGCATCTGTAACATTAATATAACCTTTATTAATAGTAAATATCTCCTCCTCATTAGATAGATATACATTATATATTCTACCAACAGGATTTGAAAACTTAAGACTATAGATCTTCTTATTTAAAGAAGTCTCTTTAATAAGAAGTTTATCGTAGTTAAACTTCTTAAAGCCATTATGATAAGCTAATGCATATACCTGCTCATCACGATCTTGCATATCCTTAATTTGATTTAAGTTAAAGAAGTCATACTCAAACTTCTCTGTCGAAATAAAGATCTTAGATAAAGACTTTGGAATCATACACTTAATACCTTAGTTAATTTACATTTCTATACTTATAATGCACAACTTTTATATATCTTTAATTTAATAGATTATTCTTGAGTTTCTAAGTAATATTTCTATATCTGTCTTAAAATTACTAGTTAAATTATTAAAATGAGTATAATCATTATTACTATCTCTTAAAAAGAAATAATGAGTAGGATTAATTAATATAGGATTAGGTTCTAAACAATCTTTAATAATACAAGTAATATCAAATACATCTAATCTATCATGACTAATCCATACAAATTTATCTAAATTTTTACTTAATTTACTCCAACAACTATCTAAAAATACTTCTAACTTCTGTTTATCTATACTAAAATTATCAGGTTCAGATAAAGTATATTTAGTAGACTTAATAGCTGATCCTCTCTCATCTCTTCTAATATTATCATAAGGTCTACATGTATTAATTATAATATTATGCTTTCCATAATGATAGTTATTATTACAATAACTCTCTATATAAAATTTTAAAAGTGTTTTAGTATCATTATCAATATTAATATTATATACATCATCTGTCTTAATAATCTCAATATTATCATTATCAATAATTGATAATAATGCATTACTACAGATATCTACATAATTAATCAACTGAACATTTGTCTGTAATGACACTTCTACTATTCCTTATTGTTTTTGATTTTAAATTCGTTATATAATAATTTATAATCATCTACAATAAAATCTTTATTTTCTAACTGAATATTAAACTTTCTAAAGATATTTATAATATCAGTATCTACTAATGTATTTTTCTCTAATAGACTATCTATAATAGCTATTAGAATATGCTTATGTTTTTTTAGTAATTCTAAAGCTTCTGATCTACATTTATCTAAAATAGTAACTATTAAATTGTTAGTACTATTAATATCTGTAATTGATTCATCACTCTTATCATTTTTATTAGGATGAGTATATACACCCGACTGATTAAATATTCCATCTTTTCTAATAGCTGTAGCTAAATTAGATGTAACATGATGTAAATCAGCTTCTGAACCAACTGTTACTTTATTGATACCAAATATAAGTTCTTCAGAAACAATACCACCAAAACCTATCTTAATATAACTAAGTAGATTATCTTTACAAAATTGTATATTAGTTTGATCGCAGTATCCATTAGAATTATTAGTAACAGATTTAACAATCTTAGGAGCACAATTAAATAATAGACAATGTAGTAGTACATGACCAGCTTCATGTACTGAATTAATATATCTCTTATAGATATTAACGTTCTTAGCAATTTTATCTATATCACATTCTATAGGATACTCTATTATATTATTATTAATATTACATATTAGTTTATTATCATTACTAGATATAGATATTTTTTTATATTTACTTAAAGCGCATGAATATATAATATTTGGTATATTAGATTCTACTATCATTGATATAGTACTAAATAAAGGTCTAGTACCTTGAGTAGGATATACTCCATTATTATATATAACACTATTAACACTTTGATCAAATATTATATCAATATTATATTTAGATTTAATATCAATAGTTATATTTTTAAGTTTTAAATTAATTAAATCTATAAATGATTGTTTATTAAATGAAGGATATATTATATGAATATTACCAAATCTAGATATTTCTTCCGGTTTAAATCTTTTTAATAAAGCTTCTTTAATATCAATAATACTTATTTTTTTAGTTAAATCGTGAATTATATCAGGATCATGATCTGTATCCGCTACATCAAAAGCCATCTGATAAGCTTCATCTATATTACCAGATATAAAAATTAATAGTTTAGAATAATCATCATCCTTATGAATATTATTTTTATTATTCTTGACTTCTTTTATAATTTTATTATAAAACTCAGTTCTAGTAGATGATAGTAGCTCATCTAAAGAAAATTTAGATCCAAACATTTTAAGAAATTTAGTAGCTTCATAAAATGATATAAGATCATTATCTGTAACACGTTTTTTCTTTTTTCTATTAATTACACTCCAATAGTCATTTAGAAAATCATAATATTTTCCAGCCATTGAAGGATACTTACCATCAGAAAGTAATGTCCATAAATCTTTATAAGATGAAGGAGCGTCATATGATCCATCTTCAGATACGGTTCTATATTTTTGTATTTCATCTAATAATAATACACCACTATCTCCACTATATATAGTAGAGGATGTTAGACATTGTTTTATAGTAGTATTATTATCATATGCATTAAAACTATCACAATCATTAAAATTTGAATCATAGCCATTTTTAGATAGTTGAATCTCACAAAATTTATTTGTTATACCTAATTCTTTAACTAATGATCTAACTAAATCTGTTTTACCTACGCCAGTCATTCCAAATAAATTAATAATAAGTGGTCTAGTTAAAACTTCTGGAAAGATATACCATACTTCTATATATTTAATAACTTTATCAATTACATCGTCTATACCTATAAACTTAGCTTTAAGATTTTGTGATATCTGAGATAGTTTAATCTTTTTTGTTTTAATATCTTTAAGAAATTTATCAGACTCAAAATCTATCATAGAACTATACCTAATTAAATTACTTATAGGACTGTGCGAATAATATCTATAATATATAGTATTCGTTTAAAAAATTAAGAATAATTAGATATTTTAAGAGAAACTTAGTTACCCTAGTTGTTTTTTATAAAAAGTACACTATAATATATACATAACAAGGAGATATTTAATATGTACGCTCTTAAAAATCGAAAGACAGGTAATTATCTATATGTGAGTACAGAAGTATATACTATACAACATGACTATGAACTTATAGAATATCCTATGGTTAGTATTACCTTAATAGATCCTGAGTATACCGATGTATTTAATTGTGCTCCACTATGGACAACTAATGATATAAATATAGCTCTAAAAATAGCAAATCATGACTATAAACCTGAAATTGAATATTCTGATAGTTTTTCTCGACCTATGATAGACTCTCATATTAATATTGAAGATATTGAAGTAGTTGAAATTGAAGTGAGGAGTTTATTTTTGTAATATACAGTTGTATTAGTTCTCTAAAGTCACTATAATATATACATAACAAGGAGATATTAACATGTCGACAGCAGAATATGTAGACAAACAGAACGTTGATCTAGAAGCTGAAATAGCTGCTAAGCATGTTACTAGTCGACAGGATTTTCTCGAAATCATGTTTCCTAGTATACGCAGCCTTAAGATTACTAACTATAAGCCTATTTATAAGCAATACTTAGGTATTGGAACTATTATTAGTTTTAGTTACGGACTCGGTAATTATCCTACAGATTATAAGCTTACTGGTAAGATTCAGCGTATACTTACATGTAAGTCTGGTATAGCTTATGAGTGCTTTACTGATAGTGGAACATATCTTACTACAGAAGATCGTATTAATAAGATTTACCTATCAGAAGTTTATATTATAGAAGATGTTAAGGAGAAGAAAGTAGCATATCAACCTACTGGTCGTAAGCGTGGAAGGCCCTGCAAACCTGAGGGAGAGAAGAAGACTCCGTATATTTCGACTGGAAAGCCTCGCGGAAGACCAAAGTTGGATTCATCCCTTAAGAAGACTAAAGTGTATGTAAAATCTGGCGGAAAACGAGGACGTCCTGCTAAGAAAACTATAGAATCAGTTTAATCAGTGAAACTAATATCATTTAATAATATTAAAGTTAATACCACATATCTTCTTATTAATACACAAAATAGTACTAGATATCTAGCTAAGTGTACTAGTAAGAAGACTACTTCAGCATTTCATAAGAGAACGTATGATATAAGATTTACTAAATTATCTAATCAGGTAGAGACTCATATAGTAGGACGTATACCACGTAAAATAAATAGACAATATAATGTTATACAAATATATGAAATCACTGAAAAAGAATTAAGAACATATAATATAAGACAGTATCTACTTTAAAATGAAAGAGATAATACTATATAGATACATAAATGTAAATGACACCTATATAATTACTAGAAATAATAACTACGGTAATATCTATAAGTGTATCTATAAATCTAAAAATATTAGTGGTTATAGTGATGGAAAAGTAACTGTATACAATCTTAAGTTTGAAGTTGTTAGTGGTGAATTTAATGAATATCTTAAAAATATATATCTTAAGAAGCTAGAAATAAAGAGTACTAGTCCTGGCTATAAATCTATAACAAGAATTTATAGAATATATAAAGCTTCTGAGAGAGAATTAAAAGTATTCAATATAAAGAAATGTTTACTATAAATGAGAAGAATATATTCAGTTAGAGATATAATATTAAATAGATATTATATCTATAAGCCTGGTAGATTTTATGGACCAGATAATACATATCTACTTAAATGTATTTATAAAGAATTAGATTTTAATAGTTGTGGATATCTCACCGTTAAATTTAAAAGATTAGAAAAATTAGATGATCTAGTAGCAGATAGTTTTATATTTTTTAGTCTTAATTTAAAACATCTAGATTATAAATTTTATAAGCTAAATGATAAAGAACTTAACTTTAAATTATTAAGAATTAATATTGAAAATAAACTGATATGAAGAAACTAACATTACTTAAAGATGTAAGAGAAGGATATTACTATATCGCTACTAGACCTAATAGTGAAGATAAAATCGTATACTGTATATCAGTAATGAAAACTTTCTATAAGCATGTAGATAATACAATATATCAGATACGTTTACAAGATATAGATTTTCATAATGCTTATCTAAATTTAAGTGCTAATGACGGAGATAAACAAGTTAAAACTAAACTCTATCGTATAGGTAAGAAAGATATACCTAAGTATAAATTATCTCTCAATATAAAAAATACATTAGTATGAAGAAATTAACTTTATTTAAGGATCTAAAAATAGATAGATATTATCTTATAGTTAATAGAATTAGAAAAAATTTTAAAATAACTAAATGTCTTGCTATAGTATCATCAGATTTTAAATACCAACCTATTAGAGATAATGTCTATTCTGTTAAATTTATTGACTTACTTAATGGAAGATATATATTTAAAACAGGTAATGATACTGATGCTCAGATTTCAGTGGAGTTTTATAGAATTCTACTAAAAGATATAGATCTATATAAGTCTATTATAAAATATAAGGATATTTTACTATGAATTCAAAATTTAATATTGGTGATATAGTTACTATAGGTATAGATTATTATAATAATACTAGTAAATTATGGTTAGGTAGGATTACTAAAATCGATAATCTTCATTATTATGTAGACTGTCCTATATCTAGATTTATAGTTTTATTTAGTAAAAAGAAATATAAATCTAGATATAAAAGTACACACCTTATGAATAGAGATACTAATAAAGAAGAAATAGGATCTAATAATCTATTTTATATGAGAGAATCAACATTAGAAGAAAAACTTAAATCTATTTTAACTTAATTATATGGACACTAAATTTAATACTGGTGATATAGTAGCTATATGTCCCTATCTTATATTCGACACTAATAAGATATGGACAGGAAAAATTACTAAAATAGATAATTTATTTTATTTTATAGATAATATTCGCTCTTCTAGTCTTACACTTGTTTTTAAAAAGATAGAATCTAAATATCTTAGTGTATATCGTATAGATAAGTTCTCTAATAAAGAAGAATATATTAAAGATTATTTCTATATGAGAGAACTTAACTTAAAAGATAAAATTAAGTTAAGTCTGACTTGATTAATAAAAATAAACTTATATGTTACTATATTAAATAAGAGGAATTATAATGCTTAAAAAATATTTTAAGAGATTAGCCGAACAATTAATGACTGAAGATCCTACTTATCAGACTATTAATGGAGACATTATCGAATCTAAATTTATATACAGTTATAAACACAATGGAAAAATATATAGATTAATGTGTAAGAATATTAAAGCTACAGCTGAATTAGCTATGAATCACTTTAATCATCCTGAAGATAGAAAATATCCTATATCTATTACTCTTAATGATAGACCTATCTATACTGAAAGAGATATACATACAATGTGTATATATCTAAATAGTCATCCTGATATTAATATACTAGATATATTTAAATCTATATTTAAAAATTTATTGGATAAAATAAATGGCAATTGAGAGAAGAACAGATATATTAGTAAAGCGTATTAAGGATCTAAATAATGACGCTGTAGAAGATCTCACTCTTAGAGAAATTAATATAAGAGAAAAGGCTCTAGAGTGTCCAGCGTTAAAAACTAAATGGTTAATGATACTTTCTGAAGAAAAGAAATATCTAAAACTACTTAAAAAAGCTAAAAGTAAAAGTTTAGAAGACTACGTTCAAAATCATGGAAAGATAGGAGTTCCTAAACTACTAACTAGTAAAGATGCTGAAAAGCAAAAAGAAATAACTAATATAAATCAGGCTATATCAGATCAAGAAGAAGTAGTTGAATTTGTTGAAGGTATAGTTAAGATATTTAGTAATTTAAATTTTGATATAAAAAATAGTGTTGATCTTATTAAGATAGAAAGTACTTAGTATATGATCTCCATGAAAAATTTAGTTCTAAAATATGTCCAAATGGAGGAAGATTTTAGTTATTGGACGGACGGTACTCCTATATCTACTATTGAAAAACAGTATAAAAATGATCTGCAGGAGTGTTATATTCTATATAGAGATATGTGTAAGAAATTAAAAGATAGTATTACTTTAGGAGAGAATGATATAGATATTACTCTAGACTATTATGGTAAGATATACGTATATTGATAGGTGAGAGACCGCTAGATAGTGATACTAATAATACTATAAATAAAAGTCTAGTAAATAATATTATTGATTATATATTTAAATAATTAATGGTGTCTGTAGAACAATGGCTAGTTCGCACGGATGTGGCCCGTGACATCTGGTTTCGATTACCAGCAGACACAAATTTGAGTATCGAACTAGCTATTATAAATATCCATAAAGGACTATCACTTTATGGATTATTTCATAATATATAAGACTACAAATCTAATTAACGGTATGATCTATATTGGAGCACATAAAACAAAAGATATAGATGATGGATATATAGGTTCAGGTATGTATCTTCAATCAGCTATAAAGAAATATGACGCTAGTAATTTTAAGCGAGAAATATTATTTTTATGTAAAGATAGAGAAGAAATGTATCAAAAGGAAGCTGAATTAGTTACTGAAGAATTTATTAAAAGAGATGATACTTATAATTTACATATAGGTGGAGTTGGTGGTTTTGATCATGTAGGCTTAGTAGGATCTGTAACTGTTAAAGATAAAGATGGTAATACTTCTAGGATTAAATGTGATGATCCTAGATATTTGAGTGGAGAGTTAGTAGGTATTAATAAAGGTATGACACCAGTTAAAGATAGAGAAGGAAATATATACTGGATATCTATAAGCGATCCGAGATACTTGAATGGAGAGTTAGTAGGTTGCTCAAAAGATACTACAACAGTTAAAGATAAAGATGGTAATACTCTAAAAGTATTAATTACTGATATTAGATTAAAAACTAAAGAAGTAGTAGGTTGCTCAAAAGGTACTACAACAGTTAAAGATAAAGATGGTAATACCTTTAAGGTCAGATGTAATGATCCGAGAATTTTAAGTGGAGAGTTAGTAGGTATTAATAAAAACATAAAAGTTCATACAGATGAATTTAAAAAGATGATAGGAGAATTAAACTCTAAACGTCAGAAGGGTGAAGGTAATTCTCAATATGGTACGATATGGATACATAATCCTACTACAAAAGAAAATAAAAAGATAAAGAAAATTGATATTATACCAGAAGGCTGGATTAAAGGGCATAAATTTAATAAAAATAAATGAGAATATCAGAAGAAACTAAAGTACGAATAATAATGCTACCTATAGTAGGTTACTTATTTCATCTTCTTAATAATCTTATATTACTTCTTCAATATACATTTACTAATAGTACTTTCAGTAATATTAAGAAGAATGATTATCTCATTATAGAATATAAACATAAATATGATAATAGCTATATAGAATTATTAGTTCAGGTGGATCAGTTATTAACTGATAAATCTTGTTATCCCTATATAATATTTAAAAAAACTTATGGAACTCGTACACGTATATATAATTCTAAA